ATGATTGACCTCTTCTGTGCTGAGTTACAACGCCAAGGCCATGATGAGGTTGCGGCCCGTTTATCTGCCAGTAAATTAGTTGGTGCATTGGCTCACTATTACGGTGGACGTGCGGTTTATCTGCCTACTGGCGAAGCACTAAAAGCCGCATTGCGTGATAATCAATTGTTTGATGAATGGAGCCGTTCGCGGGGTGATGTTGATAATTTGGCTAAGAAGTACACGCTTACCAACTCAACTGTTTATGCTATTCTGCGTCAGCAGTCGGCATTGCATCGCAAAAGGTATCAAGGGGATTTATTTGTATCAGACAAGGAGACGAAATAATGTGGGATAAGATTTATTTTGTTATCGGCGCTATTATAGAATCGTTACATATTCTTTTTGTGATACCTGTTTTTACTTATCTGTTTTTTGCCCTGATTGAATGGTCGTTCAATCCGCTTAATTGGAGTGCCTTTGGGCAGATTGCCGCCGTGTTAGTACTAATAGTGAGCCTTTTTGCCTTTGCCAATTTGGTAAGAAACGTTATTCAGAATTTAAACGCTAACTAACCCTACCCGCTTCGGCGGGTTTTGTTTGACCCGTCACAAACCCACCCAATTACCCCCATACGTAATGATGAGCTACCGATTATCAACAGGTAGCTATTATGACCCCATACAGCGTTACATTTATTCATGCTATTGATTACATGCTCGCGGCAGAAGGCGGCTATGTTAATGACCCTACCGACAAAGGCGGGGAAACAAAATACGGCATCAGTAAGCGCAGCTATCCCACTCTCAATATCGCCGCACTAACCCCAGAGCAAGCTACTGAAATTTACTTCCGTGATTATTGGTTAAAGGTTGGTTGCGACCAGTTACCCGACGGTATCTCTCTTGCTGTGTTCGACGGCGCTGTACAGCATGGCTATAAAGTGGCTATCCAGCAGCTACAGCGGGCCTTGCGGGTTGTCGATGATGGTGTCATCGGTGCCAAGACATTAGCGGCGGTAGAGGCAGTCATGCCACGGTTGTTCTTTGCCCGGCTGATGAACCAGCGTTCCCAGACCTACACCCGCATTATTGCCAATTCTCCGGTGCAAATCCGCTTCATGAACGGATGGTTTAACCGTCTGGATAAGCTGACAACGGCTGTTTGGGAGGTGCTGTAATGACTTTGCCTGCCACTTCTGTTTGCCTGTTGCAAAAGCTGATCCCCGAACTGCGTAACCCACGCTATCGCCGTACCTATTTTGAGGCGAGAAACTGTTGTCTGCGTCGTGCGCTCGCGGGTGAATCAATTGATGCAGTGCCACTCTACAGCCACAACGCGACCTATCAGTCTCTTTACCGTCAGGGCTGGCAGAGTGTAACTGAGCAAGATATTCGCCTGGCTAAAACCGTAGGCATGAGTGCTGAAGTCGCACGGCAAAAAATCGAAAAACTCTTTCGGGAGCCACATGTTCACTAATCTCAAGCAACTTATCACTAACCCCCGTGGTCGCCTTTCCACCTCAGATACCATGGTGTGCGGGGCTTTCGTTGCCAGTACGGCGGTGTTGTTACTGTATGCCTGGCGGGGAAATTTGTCCGAGTGGCTCTTTCTTGGCTACCTCTCCGCCTGGGTCTTTAATACCCAGGCATCGAAGCTGGCATCCATCAAACGTGACCGCGAGGTAACCCCCAATGATTAACCTGTTACGCCAATACGGCTGGTCGCTGTTCTTCTGCATTGTCTGTATGTCATTGGGATTCTCGTTTGGTCAGTTCGTCACTACAGCCAAATTAGCCCCTCTGATAACAGCGGCTGAACGCGCGTTAAGTGATGCTCAGTTTGCCTTCGTCCAGGCACAAAAAAATGCCGCAGACCTTAATAATCTGGCACTCCGTGAAGCTGCAGCCAAACAGCAGGCACTGAATACGACCAATGAACAATTGACCGCCGAGTTGTATGCCACCACGTATGCGCTGGCCCAGGCAAAACAACAGCATGACAGGAGTATTCCCAATGCACTTGGCAAAGATGGCAAGACTTTTACCGGTATTGGCTCTGACAGCTTGCGTGTCTACACCGCCGCCCTTGGCTATAGAACCGCCCCCAGTGATAACCGTGTGCCCACGTCTACCGAACGCCCTGACACACATCCCCCTCAAACCCCCACCGCCAACATCGGGGAATCCCGAAGCACTGCTGATGCACGCCAGTCGCTACGGGGAATGGAGCCAGAATCTGGAAAGCAGGCTGATGGCCATCCAGCAGTGGCAGCAAACCAACCAGGAATAAAGTAATGGCTGACGACGCAGATTATGCGAGTGAACTTGAACAACAGGTACGTGACCGGATTATCACAGCACATACCACCCGCCCCCTCTTTCGCAGTCACGGGGTTTGTATTGATTGTAGTGGCGATATTGAACCGCGCCGGTTAGCGCTTGACCCTACATTTTTGCGTTGTATTACGTGCCAAACGTTAACAGAAAAAAGGGAGGCCCACGTTGCTAGACATCATTAGAGAACACTGGGCCATTATGTGGGCGCTGGGTACGGTAGGTTTTAACGTCATCCTGTTTACTCTGGCAAAAACCTACGCCAAGCGTGACGAAGTCGAAACCCTCAAATCCCGTTTGAACGGGCTAGAAACCTCTTTTTCTACGTTGCCCAATCAAAAGGATCTGCACGCCTTGCAACTGGACATCGCGGAGTTACGCGGTGACCTAAAAGCGGCGGTGCCGGAGTTGCGGCAGTTACGGCACATGAGTGATTTACTGTTGCAAAACGAATTGAAGAATAAGGACTGAACATGCAGGAAATCTTAGACGCAGACCAGCGCCTGGTAGTGTTACGCACGTTGACCGAGTGCGGCGGCGATGCCAACGAGTCGGTGTTGCAGACTTGTCTTGATGCTTACGGGCACCGTGTTAGCCGCGACAGAGTGCGAACACATTGCCATTGGTTGGCCGAGCAAGGGTTGTTATCGGTGAAAGATGTTTCCGGGTGTCTGGTGGCCACATTATCGGGTCGCGGTGCTGATGTGGCCGAGGGGCGCAGTACCGTCCCCGGTGTAAAACGTCCACGGCCAAGGGGATAGCATGACACTTAAACCGTTACCATTGAGATAGACGTTGAAGGTAAAAGCCGTACGACCACAGTGACCGGCCGGGATAAAACCGGCGATTTGGTTGATTGTGCAGCGATCCACGGCAAAGGTCAGTGGCGCAATGTCACGCTTGAGCAAATAGCCCGTGACCTGTGCCAACCCTTTGGTGTCAGTGTTATCTGGCAGGTTCAGTTAGCGGCAGCGGCGACAAAATTTAAGGTCTGGCAAATTGAGCCGGGGGAAACGGTATTTGATTCGTTATCACGCGCGGCCCGTCATCGCGGTGTGTTACTGACCAGTAATGCCAATGGCGATCTGGTCTTTACTATGGCAAGTCAGGTTCGGGCCGGTTCACTGATACTGGGTATGTCAAAAGACGATCAATCATCATGCACACCGATTCTGGCTATCAAAACCCATTTGTCATGGATGGAAAGATTCAGCCTGTACCGGGTTAAAGGTGCCGCCGCCGCCAGTGGGTTGTGGGGCGATACCCAAACAGCCAGTCAGTCTACCTCTGTCAATGTCGATGTGATTGACCCAGATATCACGCGTTATCGTCCCACCATCATTATTGCCGATGACAACTTCACTAAAGCGAAAGGTAATGCTCGTGGTAGTTGGGAACAACAACGTTCGATGGCCCATGCCACCACTGCCACGGTAACAGTACATGACTGGTTTAATCAGCGAGGCCAGCTTTGGACACCTAACCAGCTAGTGACTGTGAAGGCCACGGCGGCGGGATTGTCAGACCGTGATTTGTTAATCACTACCGTCACATTTGATTTGACGCAAGACGGTGGCACAGTCACCGAACTGGAGCTGATGCCGCGGGAAGGGTTTGAAGAACCCGCCGAGCCTGACGCTAAAACGGGCAGTGTGAGCGATGGAATATGACGATGATAAGACAGATAAATAAAGTGACGGCCGGGTTTCAGCGCCGGTTACGTCTGATGATTTCGCGCGGGGTTGTCAACATCATTAATGATGGCCTGAAGACCCAAAACCTTCAGGTGTCGATGCTTGCAGATGAGACCGCGGATGATGTTGAACGCTTCCAGAACTACGGTCACAGCAGTGTGCCGCCCGCAGGCAGTGAAGCTATCATTTTATCGGTGGGCGGTATTCGCCAGCATCTGGTTGCCATCGCAGTTGATGATAAAAACTCACGCCTGGGCAATCTCGAACCCGGAGACAGTGCCGTCTACCACCTTGAGGGGCACAAGATTGTGCTGTCCAAAAACGGGGTTATCAAGATTGTGTGTAAGCGTCTTGAGGTGGTGGCCGAAGACGAAATCCTGTTTGACTCACCCCAAACCCGCTTTAGCGGTGATGTTGATATTGTGGGTGTCAGTAAAGCCAATGACCACCAATCCAACGGGATTAGTGGCGCTGGCCACACCCACCCAGAACATGATGGCTACACCACCGGAGGGCCAAACACATGACCGATATCGCGTTGATTTGGCAAACCGATGGCGCTGATATTGCTGTAGGTCATGCAGATATTCTGCTCGATGATTCACTGAGCACTGCCGTGATTATTTCCCTGTTTACTGACCGCCGCGCACTGTATGCCGATGAATTGCCTTCCGGGCCAAACACCGATCCGCGCGGGTGGTGGGGAGATGTTTTTCAGCGTAGGCCTATGGGCAGTCGTCTGTGGCTGCTTTCCCGCGAGAAACAAATGGCCTCAGTATTATCACGGGCCAAAGCCTACGCCGACGAAGCACTAGCCTGGCTGGTTGAAGACCGGCTCGTCAGGCAAGTTCAGGTCACGGCCACGGTGCAACAACAAGGTACATTGCGACTGGCAATACAGTTGACACTCCCGAACGGTAGCGCTGTCCCGCTGACGTTTAACACCACTTTAAACGGTATTTAAATGGCTTATAAAGTACCCGCATTATCAACATTGCTGGCCCGTGGCCAGGCTGATATTGAAAGCCGCTTACCCGGCACCTTTGCCCGGCGCGGCGTCAGTACAGCCGGAGCCATTGCCTTTGCCAATGCGGGTAACACCGCGGGTCTGCATGACCATTTAGCCTGGACATCGCGACAAATCATTCCGCACCTGGCCGATGACGATAAGTTGCTGGAACATTGCGAGTTTTGGGGCGTGTGGCGCAAACCCGCCGCGACGGCCACAGGCTCTCTGACAGTCACACTGGTCAGTGATAGCGTTATTCCACAAGGCACCCGCTGGCAGCGGCCAGACGGCGTACTGTTTGAATCCGTATCTGAAGTCAGAGCCAGTGCCGGAACCGTGGCGGTGGCTGTCACGGCCATTGACACCGGGAAGAACAGCAATACTGCCGCTAACGTGGCACTGGAACTGGTTTCCGCTGTGGCATTTGTTCAGAGCAAGGCGCTGGTCAGTCAGACAACAATCAGCGGGGGCGCAGAGCTGGAGAGTATTGACTCGTTGGGCGTGCGCCTGTTGTTTCGTGTGCAATATCCCCCGTCCGGGGGGAACCAGTTTGACTATGTCCGCTGGGCGTTAGAATGTCCCGGTGTCACTCGCGCATGGTGCATTCCTCGTTATCGCGGTTATGGCACTGTGGGTGTGATGTTTGTACTAGATGAAGAGGTGAATATCTTCCCAACGCCGCAGGATATTGCCCGCGTCAAAGATTACCTGACCGCACACATCAATCCCGTGACCAATCAGGTTGAAGGCAAAACCGTGGGGGCCGAGTTGATTGTTGAAAGCCCGGAACCACTGCCACTGAATCCAATTATTCGGGTCTCCCCCAATACTGACGAGGTCAGAACGGCAGTCAGTGACAGTCTGAAAACCTATCTTGCTACCCTCCCGCGTGGTGGCACGGCACTGTTGTCTCATGTGCGAGCCACCATATCGAACTCACAAGGTGAAGCTGATAACCTCTTGATTTTCCCTACAACTGACCTGTATGCAGCAGAAAATAAGCTGTTTGTCTTGGGGGATATCGTATGGCGATGACTGCGCAAGACTATCAACAATCCGGTCTGCATCTGCTGCCGAACGGTAAAGCCTGGCCAAAAGTGCCGGGCAGTTCACTGGCACAACTGATGCTGGCTACAGGCGACGAGTTTGCCCGAATTGATAGCGTCAATGATGCACTACTGAATGAAATGCATCCTGACCGGGCATTTATGTTGCTGAACGATTGGGAGGACTTTGCTGGTCTACCTGATTGCAGCATTGACCGTGATGCGACAATTGAAAGCCGTCGTCGTGCTCTCAAGACCAAGTTAACGATGGCAGGTAGTTTATGTCTTCCATTTTATGAGCAACTGGCTGCGTCGCGCGGTTACAGCATTACGCTGGTTGAGCGCTATCCGCACCATTGCCTGCGGGGTTGCAATTACCCTATTTACCCCGAAAAAAACTGGTTTCGTGTCTTTGTTTATGTGGCCTCTACGGTCACTCACTACTCAACTGTACTGGATAATTGCAGACAGCGTTTACGTGTGGCTGATGCGGCAGACCTTGAGTGTTTGCTTGAGCGTTATGCCCCGGCTGAAACAGAATTCATCTTTATATACGAGGATTAATCATGTATGGACTAGATAACACCAGCGGTATCAGTGTCATGCCTCCAGTCGCGCCTGCCGTCAGCCCGACGCCACTGTGGTTTACAGAGGGCGGAGCAGGACAGTCACCGAGTTACCCTGGGCAGGACTGGTTTAATATGTTTCAGGCTGAACATTTGAATGTGTTGGCTGATGCAGGTATTAGCCCGGATAAATCAAAGTTGAATCAGTTAGCTACTGCTATTAAGAAATTAATTGCCACCGGATTGCCTGAAATCCCCGTCGCATCATTATCCCAGAAAGGTATCGTGCAATTAAGTAGCTCGATAAACAGTGACAGTGAAACGCTAGCTGCAACATCAAAAGCTGTTAAAACTGCAAGCGAAGCAGCACTGAAAATAGAGAAAAATCTGTCTGATTTGAATGATACAGCAGCAGCAAGAACAAACCTGGGGCTGGGTGGCGCATCATCGCTGAATGTCGGCACAACGGCGGGGACGGTGGCCGCAGGGAATGATTCGAGAATTGTCGGTGCATTACAAAAAACCGGAGGAACAATTTCAGGAAATATATTAGTTAATGGCGTTATATCGACACCAAATCTTATTACGGCTCTAGGAGTATCCCTAGCCGATGGTACGACAATAGTTCAAGGCGATGGAAACATAATTGGCGCGGGGTCAGCGTTTGGCCCACAGGGGCTGGTTGCTGCATTGCAAGGAAAAATAGACGGGGTTCGAGTTACAGCAACAGTAACAGGGCCAGCGGGAGAATCGCCCATTGGGGCGTTTATGGTTGGATTGAATGGTGCGATCAGCCAATCGTATAGATATATACAGATTTTAAGAAATGGCGTTTGGTCAACGATTACTACATAGGAATTAGTTATGGAATTATTAAACTTAAAGTCATACATACCTGACGATCCCAAATTAGGTACTGACTCACAATATCTTATTGATGAAAATGGCCGGGATTGGTACGAGTCACAAAAACTATTTAAGAAAAAATACAAAGTAGCATTAGATCCGCAAAGTAAGGTCATACGAAGCATCAGCGAAGATGTATCCATGCTTTTCCCGATAAACTGTGATGTTCTTGAGTTTGATATTATTCAAGATGGCTGTGATATCAGTGGTGCGTGGGTATTTGATGGAGAAAAGTTAGTTAGGCGAAATGTAAGTGCAGCGGAAATCATAGCCGCAGCAGCAGCAAAGAAAGCAACATTAAAAGCAGCGGCAGACTCTGAGATTGACTGGCGGCAAGATGCAGTTGACGCAGAAGAAGCCAGTAAAAAAGAAATATCTGAACTCGCGGCGTGGAAGAAATACCGCGTTGCACTTATGCGTATTGATGTGAGTGCAGCGCATGATATTGAGTGGCTAGCAGCACCAATTTGAAGTTTCAATCCCACAGTGTGCCGCATGATTTGATAAAATCTCGTTGATTGAGTAATTCGCAATTCATGTGACACATTTTCGCAATTTACGCGCCGCGCTACATTGACCACTGTCTGAGTGGATTGAAATATGTTTACCGACCTTCAACTCATCATGATCCGCCACTTCAAGAACACGGCTTTTCTTCACGACGGTGGTGTGCTGCCCCTCAATGGTTATCGTTTGATCTTTAGCGACAACCAGCGTCTGATACCCGCCAACGGACGCATCATCATCCACTTTTATCTGTGAAATCCGGTTATTATCGACCTCAAGTTTCATGTCCCGCTTGATTGTTGTCGATTGATCCCGCAGTACGTCAGTGTTCATATCCTGCTGCGCATGAATATAAACTTCCTCTTTACCCTTCTCATCCTCAAAACGCAGTTCATTAAACCCATCGCCTTTATGGGTTTTTGAACGGATCGACATCTGGGTTTTTGTTCCCGGCAAGTTACCGGGGGACAGATTACTGGCGTGGTAGGTTCTTCCGATAATCACCGGCTGATCGGGGTCTCCGTTTAGAAACTCGACAATCACTTCATGGCCGATACGGGGGACCGCCGACATTCCCCAGCCCTTACCGGCCCAGGGATGCGATACCCGTACCCAACAGGAGCTGCTGTCATCTTTTTTACCGGATAAATCCCACAGAAAACGCACCCTGACCCGGCCATATTCATCACAATAGATCTCTTCACCGGGGGGGCCAGTGACAATGGCGATTTGGGGGCCATCGATACAAGGCTTGGGCAGCGAAAGTGGCCGCCAGGTCTGGTTCCGTGGAATAAAGGCAAACTGACCAGCCAATGTCGTCCCCTGTTCACCGGATTCTTCTTCCAGCGCTTGCGGCTGTTGCCCGGTATGCGTGATACCGGTGATTTGCCAGCGCGTGTTATGCGTCGCCAACGGATGGTTTATCAGTGTAAACGCACCCCCGGCTGAAGGGCCGGGCAGTTAGTCGCCCCCTCTCCCTGATGCGCATCGTTACGTAACGCCTGAACCCGCCACTGCGCAAAATACTTTCCCGGTTGGGTATCTTTATAACGCCCCGGATAATCATAATGGCGGTATCTTGCGGATTGGTGCTCCAGATCGCGTGCATAGTCGCTGGACTCCGCGGCCCAATGAGGATTTTTAAAGGTGTAATCTTTTAGCAGCACATCAGAAGGACGCAAACTTTCCCGGCGGCGAAAAGTGGTAACACACCACTCATCCAATTGGGCTTGCTTGTTGGGGTAATAAGGCAGCGTGGGGCCATCATTCAAGGCCGCGCAATCATCAGAAAATACCAATGTATGTTTACCGTCCAGATGCTCAAAGAAGTAATACAACCCCTCTTCCGCAGCCATACGTTGAATAAAATCCAGATCACTTTCTTGATATTGAACGCAAAATTCACGCACGGCGTGCGTGTAACGAAACGCAAAGGCATAGTCATTGATCTGATGTTCTGTCAATAACGTATCCAGAATATCCTGAATATTCTGCTGCTGAAAAATGCGTGAATTTCTGACTAATCCGGCACGCCAAAGCGCCGGGCGTACCGTGAGGCGATAACGCGTACGATGAAAACCGGTATCCCCTTGTTCCATCTCGCTCACGATACCATTGACGACACGCTCTACCGCCATACCGCGCCAAATGGTCAGTGTGGTGATATTGTCCAGTACGTCACCGAACCCCACATTGGGGTTAGCACTGGCGACCTCAAGATCAAGCGCAAATAAGGTGGAGAATTGTTCATGTAGGGTAAAACTCGCCACGGCGAAAGTTTCAGGGGGCAGGTCACCGACATTCAGTGTAAACCGCAGCCCCGTCGCCTCTTTATCCATATTCAACAT